CCGTCCCATCTCGAAACACCACCGTCAGCCCCTTGTCCACGCCCACGGTCACACATTCCACCATGCCCGCCCAGAGCTGGCTGTCGAACTCTGCCACAGGCTCAGTGCGGTTTTTGAGCCTCTTGATGAACACTGCCAACTGCTCGGATTGCGCTTCCTTAGCAGAGATAGTCTCCAACACCTCGTCGAACCGAGCCTTGGCGACATCGTATCGCACTACCAGTCCTTCGTAGCTGCGCTGATACTCCTCCTGGCTCTGAGCAATGCGGGCGTTCTCTCGGATACACTTTTCCGTCATCTCTACAAGTACCGCCAGTTCCTGCTGCAGTTTGATTTTTTCCTCCATGAGTGCCGTCGTGTCGCATAGCGTCTGCCTGACGAGCCGCGCGTTCGTGACAATCTCCTCCCGCTCCGTCACCAACCGATTAAATGCCGTGACAAAGGCTTCCTTGATTTCCTTCTCCATCACATGAGGGGTTCGGCATTTCTGCCCGTCGTACTTGTTGTTGCATCGATAAATAGTGCGTCTGTACTTATCCGTGGAATGCCAAACTTTAGCGCCGAAAGAACCGCCGCATTCGCCGCACTTGATCTTCCCCGAGAAAATGCTTACGCCGCTATATCTCCCACCTTCCCGTGTACGACGCTCCATCTCCCTCTGCACCATCTCGAACACGGCAGGGTCGATGATGGCAGGATGCCTCTGTTCCACAAAGTAGCTCGGCACTTGTCTGCAGTTCTTGACGGCTTTCTTGGTGAGGAAGTCCGGCGTAAAGGTCTTCTGGATTCTCGCGCAGCCTGTGTATTTCTCATTGCTGAGGATGCCCCGGATGGTCTTGGCGTTCCATTTTTCCTTACCCGTGACCGTCAGAATGTGCCGTGCGGTCAGGTTCTTTGCGATCCTGCCGGCTGTCATACCTTCAAGGAAAAGCTGGAAGATGAGCCGCACGATCTTGGCTTGCTCCTCGTTGATGGCGAGATTGCCGTCCTCGCCCTTGTCATAGCCGAGAAAGTGCGAGTAGCCGACGGAGAACTTGCCGTCGGCAAACTTTTTCCTGAGTCCCCATGTGACGTTCTCCGAGATGGATCGTGCTTCCTCCTGCGATAAGCTGCTGAGGATGGTCAAGAGGATTTCTCCACGCGCCTGAAATGTCCAAATGGATTCTTTTTCAAAATAGACCTCTACACCGTGCTCCTTGAGTTTTCGTATGGTCGTAAGCGAATCAACGGTGTTTCTCGCGAACCTCGACACTGACTTTGTAACAATCAGCTGAATCTTGCCATCCAGAGCGTCCTGCACCATGCGGGTAAACCCCTCGCGCTTTTTCATGGAAGTCCCGGTCACACCTTCGTCCGAATACATCCCGGCAAACTCCCAATCCGAACGGCTCCGGATGTAGTTGGTGTAATAATCCACTTGGGCGGCGTAGGATGTCTTCTGGTCTTCGTTGTCCGTGGAGACTCGTGCATACGCCGCAACTTTGCGTTTCTCTACACTCGCCAACGGCACTTCCGAAAATCTATGGATGCTGGCGGGGATGACCGTAACTGTTCTGCTCATCGCGCTCACGTCCTTTCCATCGTCTGTATTCAGCTTGCCGCCGCATTTGAACAGCATCGAATATCTCCTGCGTCACCAGCGGTTCGTGGTCGTTTTTGATGACCCCTTCCTTCCCGCTCTCGGAGAACTGCGCCTTGATTCGGCGAACGCCGAGATAGAAGTCGCTTTCCAGCGTGTAGGCAATCAGCTTGCAGGATATTTTCCCACGAAAGCTGCCATAGCCGTCGGCTTCCAGCTTCCGTGAGATGTCCGTAATTTGCCAGCCGTCGAGGTAGTATTGGAAAATCAGCCGAACTGCCTCGGCTTCTTTGGGAACAAGCACATAGCCCTGCTCCCTCGACCATTGGTAGCCGAAGGGCTTCTTGTGCGGGTCGGTACGCTTCTTCTCCGCTTGATTGAAATAGTGGATTCTCGCCGTCTTGACCGTGCCATCGTAGAAGTGGAATTCCAACACGTCCGTATCGGTGGTGAGGATTTTCTCCACTGTCCGAGCAAATGCAGTTTCGTCAAATTCCGTCAATCCCAGTACCTCGCAGGAAGCCTCCCGCAGCCGATAGCCACGGATGTTCCTCGCATCGCACGTCCGCTTGCGGATTTTGTCGTAGCAAAACCAGTGTTCCTGCAAGCCGTCGTGTCCGTTGGTTCTGGTCGCTCCCTTGACAAAGTGTGCGCCGCATTTGCCGCAGATGATTTTCGCCGAAAAGCAGCTCGGCTTTACGATGCGATGCGCTGCCGTATTGAACTCGTAGCTCGCCCTGATTTTCTCCTGCACCTTATCGAACGTCTCTCGGTCGATGATGGCAGGGTGATTGTCCGTGATGTAGTAGCGCGGCAGCTGTCCCTTGTTCTCGATGATTCTGTGCGTCCGAGGGTTTTCCGTGATGTAGCGCTGCAGAAGGACATCGCCGGCATAGACCATGTTCCGCAAGGCGTAGCGAATGAACGGTACGGATGAAGCATGGCCATGTTTCTGCAGCCAGCGGGATGTCTGACTGAGCGGAATATCTTTGAGGAAATTGTCGTAAATCACCCGGATGGCATCTGCTTCTTCCTCGCAAATGACGAAGGACTTGCCGTCCCATCGGTAGCCATAGGCGGCAGCATGCCATTGCTCCCCTCGCTCGAATTTCTTCTGAATCGACCACTTGGCATTGTCGGATTGGCTGCGGCTCTCCTCTTCCGCAAAGCCCGCCAAAATTCCGAGCATGAGTTCCCCGTCTGCTGAGAGGGACTGGATGTTCTCCTTCTCGAACCACACGTCAATCCCGAGAGATTTCAAATGCCGCACGGTTTCCAGAAGATCCACCGTGTTTCTGGCAAATCTTGAGATGCTCTTGCAGAGAACAATGTCGATGCGTCCAGCATCGCAATCCTCGACCATTCGCTTGAATTCTGCCCGGCGGCTAATCCCACCGCCGGAGATACCGCTGTCGGCGTACACCCCGACATAGATCCATTCGGGATTGTTCTGGATGAGATTGCTGTAATAACTGACCTGTGCCGAGAGCGAATGGTTCAATCTGTCCGATTCCATCGAGATGCGGGCATACGCCGCCACGCGTTTCCTCGGCTTCAAAGCGACGACGACAGGTTCTATTTTTCTTACCTCAGCCACTCTATCCACCTCCTTTCCATCCTATATATTGCTCTGTGAGGCGGATTTATCAAGCGTTTTCCGATAAAAGACGGCCGAGATACGGCTGATATTTTGCAAGAAGCATGGTGTCGATTTTAGCGTACTCATCCGCCGTGATGAGTCCTTTCGCCCGCATGGATTTTGCCACGGAAAGCGACACTTGGTAGAGCATATCTGCGCGGTACTGCTCTTTACGCATTTGCATCACCGCCTTGAAAACGCTCTGCCACATAGCAGGTGTGTGAGCAATATTTCCGATGCTCTCGTTCGTAAGCAGAAAACGCTTTGCCGCAATGGATGCAGCGGACGGTTTCGCCCGTAGGCTTATTGCCTTTGTCACGGTTCTTGTTCCACCACTTCTCCCAACATTCTGACGAGCAGAACTTCCGCTGTTTTCTCTTCGGTATCTGCATCAGCGGCTTGCCGCAAGCAAGGCACACGCCAGATGAGGAATTGCCCGTCAATTCGTTGTTGCGGCAAAAGGACTTCATCGTGTTTACGGATAGGCCGACCGCCAAGGCTATTTTCTTGTAACCATATCCCTCGGTGCGCAGGGAGCGGATTTTGATTTTTCCTGTTCCGTCATAGAAAAACACCTACTGCAAGGTAGCCTTGCAGTAGGCGAAAAAGGACGTTTTATTCTTTTTGACTCAAACTTCGCACATTAAAAACATTCTACATACCTTGAAAACACTGACTTTATGCCAATGAAAACACTCTCCTTATGCACATTTTCGTAGTTTTTGCGACAACAGTACAGGAAGCTCTTTCAAGAAGCCTTGCAGCTGTTCATGGATCTTCCCTTCATCCAGCATGGGCTTCTCTTGGAGTCGTTCAACAAACAGCAGCAAAAGGAGGCGCATGGCTTCCACGAAGCACACATCCGGCAACTCATCCACGGATAGATAGAACAGCTCTCCCAGACTTCGTGCATCTTTGCACTCGCGCTGCTCCACTGCCAGGAACATGTACCGCGTGAACACGATGGAGACATGCGCTGTCATCGCGTCATACGAAAGAGAGCGGCAATCCTTCTCTAAGCGCAGGAAACTCTTGCACACCTTGAAGAACACCTCGATGCCCCAGCGCTTGCCGTAAATGCGGATGACTTCCTCCGCCGTGAGGCTCATGTCCGTCGTCACCAATACCAGCCAGTCCTTCCGATGGTTGCGATTGCGGACAAAGACAAGGCGCACAGGGAGGGATTCTTCGCCCTTGACGACAGCGGCTTCCACACTCAGCAGATACTTCGAGCGGCCACGCCGCTTTCGGTGTTGCTTGTAGATCGCCTTCACATCCTGCAGGCATCCTTGATGGAGGTAGTGTATCTTTTCCGTCTTCTTTGCCATGGCGACCACATCGTAGCCAAGACCGTGAATCTTCAGGAGCGATGCCGGGGAGCAGAACCATGTGTCGAACAGGACGTGGCGCGCTGGGATATCGGCAGCCTTCGCTTCCTGCAGGAGCTGAAGCATCACCTCGGTTGCCTTCTGCTGGGCAAGTTTTCGCTGCTTGCCGCCATTGGAACGAGCGTCCACTTTCCGTGACGCCTCACGGAGGCGATTCTTCGTATTCTCGGTAGAGAGCAGCGTATGGCTGACAGGCAGAAGCGTATTGCCATCCGACCAGCAGAGCGTGAGCATGCGAAAGCCATAGGAGAACTCCTTCTTGGCGTGGTCGTAGAGGCGGGCGAGAAGCTCCACCTTCTTGGAGCGGGCGCGATGGTAGATGGAATCGTCGAGAATGAGCACGTTGATGCGATCCGCCTGAGTCAGGGGAGCGAGCGTGGCATGAATGATGGCGGCGGCAAGCTCGGTCGTGAACCTGCGCCAGTGGATTCGGCAAGAGTTCATGAAGCGATAGAACGTATCCTTGCCGAAAGGCATGGCGGCGCTTTGGAGATGCATTTGCGTGTAGACGGAACGTTGCTGGAACACCATGCGGAAAACCAGCAGGAAGATGCTGAGGACAGGGATGCCGCGAAGCTTGTACGCATTTGCCACACGGAGGATGCGACTGACTTGATAGCGACGGAAAAAGACCTGCATTTTCTTAGAAAGCAGTTCCTCGTCTTGGTGGTTTTGTGTTATACTGTTCATAGCATGAGCCTCCATTGGATGTTTTTTGTTTGACACTTAAGATTATACCAAATGGATGTTGCTCATGCTATTTTATTTGCCAAGGCGATAGATATTTCAAGGGTTACAGCAGATTATTCATCTGCGAAGTTTGAGTTATATCATCAGAATCCGAGCTTATTCGTTTTGAGCAGGCTAAGATAAACAAACAATACATATCTCCATGAAGAGTTCCTACGGCATACGAAAAACTCATATATTGGGAAATAGACAGCTTCCTGCACTCTCTCTTATGGAAGAGGTAGACGCACTCTTCGCTAACTAAAACAAGCAAGTCTCCAATAATTTCAATAAAGTGTATCTGTTTCCACGATGGCACCTCTGCTGTTTCATTTATTCTTCCCAGATTATATTTGATCGGCGAATTGACCCTCTCTACTATATAGTTTTGATTCATATCCGTATATCCCAAAACACGTTTGGAAAAATCGGCGTATGTAATGTGTTTTTGATAATCATATCTTACTGCCTTCCGGTAAAGGTGATAATCCCGATAAAATCCTTTGTCGATAGATTTCATATCTTTCTTGGAGATCTGCTCAATGACGGCGCGGGATATATTCACACAAAAGAACTGTTCACTATAATCACCGATATATACTTTGTCCTTTCTCCAATGATAACACATGGAATAAATTACTCCCTGGTATACTGCTGGAATTTTTATGATTCTATGCATCTGCTTTAGAAGGTCGATGTGTATAAATCGATTATTCTCCCTACAAAACAACAGAAATTCTCTTGTATCCGTATTTTTGTAGCAAGCTTCTATCATCAGGCCGTGCATAATTTCCATAGAATATATTGTTTTTAAATTTTCATCGTAAACAGTGATTCCTTTATGTCCGTCATTGACCACAATCATATCGTTCATATTTTCTATGAGGCATACTTCTTTTCCTCGCATAATACGCTTTCCCAAATTCGATACAATCATATTTCTTCACAGCTCCAATTTCTTCGTAGAATCTGCGGTTCCCAGTCTAATTTCTCCAGTTTGAGGATCGGCTTCTCCCAAATGCTTTCCTCGTTTATCAAAAACCTCCAAATGAGCACTTTTACCGAAATGTTTCGTATCTCGATAATAATAACGATCTCCTTTTTTATATATCTTTACATGGTCTCGAGTTCTTCCTGTAAAACGATATTCTGGATTTCGCAATACAGTCTCTGAATCTAAAGGTATACGTCTGTCTCTTACATAGGCAGGAATATTATTGGTTTGGGGCTTGGAATCCGAAGTAAGGGAATGAGAAGCATCTTTGTTTGTCCCACGCGCTTCCGCTTTGTTAAACAGCTTCAGCAATCTGGGATATTTGCCGAGATTTATGCCTTTGGCTGCTGCGCCGCCTGGAGCCAAGAAGATGAGGAGCTTTCCTGTTGTCTTTCCCAACTTTGCGGCTCGTTCTTTGGAATCCACATTATTGAAGTCATCCAGATCGGAAAAGAGTTCACTTAGGAGTGCCGGAGGAATTTGTGCCGCTAATGCCGGCTTTTTTGCTATTTCATCTGCAAGACCTCGAATTTCCATGGATGCATTCCAGCATCGAGGAGTTCTTCACCTGCATCTATGCCGCTTTGCATGAGCCCTTCTGCGAAGTAATCCATATGCCCGCGCCGTCGGCCACGGAAGGGGATGGAGGGTTCCTGCGTTGGTTTTAGGTGCAGTTCTTCGCTTAGGGTCTCGTTCGACTCGAAAAAGATAGGTTTCCCGTCCTTTCCGATGCCCAGATATGCATAGTTGCCTTGTAGTCTCCTGAAGTCGTCTGGATCTTGACCCTCCTCGGTGATTTCGCAGTCCCATCCCATGCCAGAGCCGTCCCCGTCATCGACCCAGACAATCATGCCTTTTTGTGGTTGATGGATTTCTACATCAAGGTCTTTTTTTGCATCGTATTGATAGTATCTCCCATTGTGGTAGGTCACTTCCCCGTCATAGTATCTTCTATGTCCGTGACGATTGTATTTGATGGCATGGAAAGCAGCTTCAGTTCCGGCATGCATATCGCCTCCTAGGAGTTTTGCAGCTGCGCCGCCGACCAACATGCCTGCCAACAGTTGGAGATTGTCATCATGAATTTTAGAGATCTCTTTTGCGAAAATATCCTGTGCTGCACTCCCGACTGCACCGGATAGGAAGCCTTTTCCGCCCAGAGAGGATGCAAGACCGCTTCCCAGAGCGCGGAGCAGAAGAATGTTTTCGTTGCCTTCGGCCCATTTTGCTCGCTCTTCCGGGGTTCGAGCATTCCGACGCATGTGCTCGGCAAGGTCGCCTATGCTTTGGTTCATAGTTTGCGCGAATACTTCGGCGAGTTCTTTCTTTTCTTTGACGGTCTCTTTGTCAAAGATTTTATCCAAAGCGTTTAAGGAGTTCTCTGCCGAACGAAGAATCTGCCCGAGGGCATCTTTTTCGTTGGAACGTATGGTGACTACGCCTGGATCGACGGCACTTTTCGTGCTGCTGGTAGCATCGTCATTGATTTTTATGCCGATGTCCGGCGATAGAGTCGTTTCATAATGCCTGCGGATAAAGCCGTTATCGTCTCGCTTGAGTTGGCTTGTTGTATGTAGTGTAGCACCGATACTGTCCACACTGTAGTCCGCTTCGTTTTTAAGGTCGCTGAAAGAGAACGCCCCCGTGCTGAGGCGGTTCTTTCCCGCATTCGCTTCGCTTGCAATGACGGCGCCCTTGAGGTCGGTGTTCTTTTCGACGTAGATGTCGAAGCCGCCTTTTCCAGCGATCAAGCTGCTCTTGTTGTGCAGGGGCGGCGACAGCTGTGCCTGCACAACAGGAGCGGAGGGATGCGAGAAAGAGGAATAAAGAGGGGTGTTTGCGTTGCATCAAGTGACATCACCGTATGCTTTCAAAAACTCAGCCGTCATATCTTCATGCATCTGAAATGCTATTGTGAGAATTCCTCGAAGGTCTTCATAGTTGCGGAAGATTGGCAAAGCATGTCTCTCCTCTAAATTTAATAATTCAAACTCTAAGTTCGAAAAACTATTTCCCACATAGTATAGATTGTTTTTCATAACATCCCATATTAATTCAACCGCTCCAGATTTTGTTTTTATCTTGTGTTCGAATCGATATACACCAACTTTTTTTACTGACTGAAAGAAATTCTCTCTTTTCTGATGTTTTACATCTGTATAACCAACCGTTTGCAGGAGTTCTAGAACACACTGATTATCATAATTGCTAAAACTCTCATTAAATTTGAAACTATACTGTTTATATAGTTTTTTGTATCTCTCAGCGAAGTGAATACTATTCAAGATTTCTATCGTCTTCTTATCCATCATTATAACCATTCCTTTCTGCTGTGTGTCAAAGTACAAAACTGTTACGAAAGGATATGTCCCTGACCCAGTTTTTGTTAAAAGGTCTTTCGCTGTTTACTGTGGGTAACGCTTGAAAAGCGCGTTTCATTCCGATAGAATTACATCCATGGAAGACAGACACAG